GTGAAACAATGGAACACATTTTAAGAGAAATTGGCATGGAATGGCAAATGTTACGTCAACTAATACTTTCTGCTCCAATGGAACAAGTAGAGTATTTAATGGAAGAGAAGAAAGATCTTGGTTTAAATTAAACAAGAGTCATAACTCCGTCATTTGGAAATCATAAAATCTATTCGTATATTTACACCATAAATAAAAAAATAAAAGTTATGAAAAACACAAATCCACACCCCGAGTATTGGCACATTGTAACCACAGAAGATAATTATAGTGCTACATTAAAAAAATATAAAATAACACAATCAATATCTGCAACCCAAGTATGGGAATATGAAGTTGAAGCCACATCTGAAGAAGAAGCAGTTGAAAAAGCATGCAATGGAGAAATAGAACCTTCCAAGTTTTATATTGACTCTAACAACGATGAAACTGAAATGGAAATACAACTAATAAGATAACAAAATAAAATAGCAATGAAATCAATAAACCCCAGACTATTCGAACTAATATCGATCATAGTATTTGCAATTACAATGCAATTAATCCTAAATTATGTAACTGATTGTGAACTAAAAGCACTAACATTGATGGCAATTACCGGAATGTATTGTATATGGATAACAAATAGAACTAATAACATTAAATAAAACATTAAACAAAACAAAACAATGAAAAAATACAAAGTTAATTTCAATGATCGTGGAGCACAACGTGTGGATGAAATTCATGCTTGGTCAACTAATGAAGCAGCTCAACGAATTAAGGAACGATATGGTAATCATGTTATTACAGGAACAATTACTGAGGTGAGGTAAAAATAAAACAACTAAAATGTCTCAATATAGTAGACATCTCAATATGATAGACAATTGTCTCAATATAGTAGACAAATGGGTGGAGAGAAATAGAGGAAAGGGTAGAGGGATGTCTAATTGAAGTAGAGCAAATGGAAAGAAACGATTGAGTGGGTTAGTGGGGGGGAGTGGAAGGTAACCAAAATTCCCCTCACCCCCAACCATATTTATCGAAAAGATATATCTGTCATAATCGTGTCATACATGATTTAAATGCATAAAACGTCATAACCCCGTCATATTAAATGCTTAGAAATCACAAATCTTGTTCGTATATTTACACCATAAATAAAAAATAAAAATAATGCCATCATTAAAACTTATTTCTAAGACAAATTACCTTAAAGGTAAAAAACTTCAATTGAAAAATTTACCCCGTATTCCAAACGGAAAACGTCCTATTACAAATATAGGTAGACCAAGTAATAAAACGTCATAACTCCGTCATTTGGAGATCATAAAGTTTGTTCGTACATTTACACCATAAATAAAAATAAAAGTTATGAAAATTAGAACAATAATCCAATCCCACCTAAGTGATACATTGATTGAAATAAATCATCCTCAACTCCAAGAGCAAGCATAATTGCGTTTGCGTTTTATTAAATGGTTGATAAATATGGAAAACCTAAATTTTGATGATAAGCAAACAGATACAGATGAGGTGTGGAATTCATTTCAATCTGTAAATTATGAGCTTCAAGAATGTTTTGTTAAATAATTAAAAAAACACTATGAATATATTACGAGAATTAAAAAATTATTACAAAGAGTCACCTAAAGACTTCATAGGTATGTTATTTGTTATTTTTAGTGCATTGTTTGTAACTATGTTTATTCTTATAGTAATGGCTTAAGTCATAACTCCGTCATTTGGAGATCATAAAGTTTGTTCGTACATTTACACCATAAATAAAAAAATAAAAATAAAAATAAAAGTTATGAAACCACTAAAAACAAATTCTTTTTACCTTATTATATTTAATAGTAATAGTTGGGTAGATATGGATAATTCAATTCGTACGGGGAAATTTGTTCGTCGTAAAGGAGGCTTAAAAAAAAACTACCAAAAAGGTGCTATTGTTTCTTTCCGAGTAACAGGACCCTCAGAAGGTGATTATAAAGTTGCAGGCATAGCTACCCGTATTAATCCTCAGGTTACTGTTGATCTTTATAATACAAACAGGAATTGGCCTACTTTAGAAAAAACCCCTGAAAATATAGAAGGGCAATTTGAGTTTATTCCATTTCCCAATCCAAAATCATATTATGCTAAAGATTTTAATATTAGATTTAGAGGTACTCACAAAAGTTGTGGTCGTAATCAAGCAATATCTATTACTGAAGAACAATATTATTCTCTTTTAAATGAAGTTCATCAAATAAAAAAATAAAAGTTATGCAAAATCTATTTGAACGATTAAAACCTGAAGCCAAAGCAATAATTAATGAACAAGCAAATTTATATCCATTTTCTATTGCTAAACTTACAGAGGAACTAAAATCTAATTACTGTCTTGGAGACATAAAATATGACTATATTGTGCGGTTAGCCAGAGATAGTAAATTAAGAAAAATAGCAGGAATAGATGGATGTAATTACATTAATGATTTATTGATTACCAATTTGTATAAATTATTTAATAACTAAACCAAACACATAGTGAACACAGAAATCAAAATACAACAAGTAATTCGTTACAGCGAAGGGGAATTGGAGCGTGAGGCCAACTATGCTTATGATTGGAATGCCAAAGTATTGTACAAACGCAGCAACTCGTTCCACCGTGCTAGAATTTATATTGATTACTTTAATAAGAAAATTAATATTGCAAAAGAGCAAGCTGGCGACCAAGTTTATACCGGTTTGGAGCAGGCCTTAAATAATTATGCAATTACAGAGCGCTGGTTTTATTAATTAATTCTTTTTTATCCATTCAATATTTAACAACTCAAAACAAAGACTCAACCGGACAATGCTCATCTTAACATACCATTTCCTATTAGTAATGATTTAAGTCATAACTCCGTCATTTGGAGATCATAAAGTTTATTCGTACATTTACACCATAAATAAAAATAAAAGTTATGAAAAAAGCAATTAATCTTTACGACCGGTTAAAGCCCGAAGTTATTACCCTTATTGAAAATCAAAAAGATATTTATCCTAATACTTACGAATTAATAAATAAGTGTCTTAAAGAACAATACTTTTTTATAGATTTAACTTTACACCAACTCCACCAAATTGTTAATATAGAAGGTATTAGAAAAATAATGAAAACAGAAAAATACGAGGAAGGATTTTTATTAACTTATCTACATAATTTACTTACCTCAACAACTGTAATAGTAAAAGTAGAAGAGTCATAACTCCGTCATTTGGAGATTGTAAAATTCGTTCGTATATTTACTACAAATAAAAAAATAAAGGTTATGTTAATACAAGTAACATGTAAATCAAAAACATGGTGGGGTGAAGAACGAGAAATGATTTCAGACAATCGTTTTGTATGTTCCAGTTCCTTAGCCAAACGACAAGTTAGTAAATTGGCTTCAAAGGAAACCAATGATTGTGTTGTTAGAGCATTTATGTGTGCTTTAGATATTTCATACGATCAAGCGCATGAGTGGGTTAAAGAGAAATTGTTTCGTAAAAATAGACAAGGTGCTATGATGGTAGCATTTGGTGGATTAATTATTGGTAAAGTTAAAAATGGATACAAGATTGATTTAGTAGGCTCTCATCCATCTTTACACCATGATAAATACATCTATAATTCATCCTTAAATACAATCAAACGCCCAATGTTAATTAATCCTAAATATAAAAAACCAACCGGTTATACTCTTAAATCATTTATGGAAAACAATCCAGTAGGCCGATTTGTATTAATAGTTCAAGGTCATGCAGTAGCAATAATTGATGGAGTGTTGTATGGTAATAAAAATGAACAATATGAAGGCCTGTATCGTTCGGTTTGGTTTGCAATTGAGTGTAAGTAAGAGTCATAACTCCGTCATTTGGAGATCACAAATTTCGTTCGTACATTTATACCATAAATAAAAAAATAAAAGTTATGAAACAAAGAGGACGTCCACGTAAAAATCCAATTGCAAGTAATGTTGCTCCACTTCCATCACTAATTGATTTTTCAAGTATTGTTAAATTAAACAGCTTGAATATTGATAGCAAAATGATGGAAACAATGCCAAGTGGCTTAGCAGTTGATGAACTTATTTCTCATGAAGGTGGTATTCCATGTGCCACAAATATTATGTGTGTTGGCGATCCAGGTGTTGGTAAAACAACAGTGTTGTTAGATATTCTAGCTTCAGTTCAAAACAAAGGTCGTAAGTGCTTATTTATTTCAGGTGAAATGGGTAAAAAGCAAATGTTTAAATACACTGAACGATTTAAGCAATTCGGTATTGTTCAAACATTATTTATTCAAGATTACCTTGATTACAATACCAAAGATGTTATTGAGCAATCACTTAATTTAGGTTGGGATTTAGTTTTGATTGACAGTATTGCTGAAATAATTGATGGTGTTAGAGATGATAATAATTGGGACCGCAAAATGGCAGAATCATGGTTAGTTGATTTGTGTATGAAGCAGAATAAAGGTGAAAATAAAGAATATAAATACACATCATTTTTGCTAATCCAGCAAGTTACTAAAGCCGGTGTATTTGTAGGTTCAAATAAATTGAAACACATGGTTGATGCTATGATGGAAATGAGACGTGAAGCAGAACATGATGGTGGAATGTCATACATAATGTTTAGTAAAAACCGAAATGGAATGGTTGAACAGAAAATGTATTTTGAATTATCAAATAGCAAGATCATATACGTTAGAATGTAGTATTTGTTGTGTGAGTAAGGGTCATAACTCCGTCATTTGGAGATTATGATCCTTGTTCGTATATTTACACTAAATAAAAAAAAATAAAAGTTATGACAATTAAAATGGCAATCCAATCCCACCTGAGTGATGTATTAATTGAGATGAATCACCCTCATCTCCAAGAGCAAGCCGAATTGCGTTTACGTTTTATTAAATGGTTGTTAAATTCTAAATTAGATATTAACGACAAACATACTGACATAGATGAGTTGTGGGATTTATTTAATATAATCGATGTAATGCAGGATGAGAATTTTACAAATAATTAAAATAATAAAATAGCAAAACAAATAACCCAGTTATGAAAAAATCAGAAATCAAAGCCCTAAAACGGGTGTTCACTCAAGTTACTTCAAGCATAGTAATCACATTGTTGTTTGTAGCTTTTTTTTATGGCCTTTATACAGTGATAGTAGATATGATAAGTAAGTAAGGATGGTAGATAGTATGTAGCGTACGTACGTACGCTGCATATTATTATACTATATAATATACCACGTGCGTTAGTGTCCATAACGGCGGCCGGGGGTGGCTGAAAAAAGCTTAGATGGAAATTACACTCTTAACTATATCTCACCCTCGACGCGTATATCCTTATATCTAACCAACCACTCTTATTATCGACACGTATATCCTTATATCCCCCACAATTAACTAGCATTTTCAATATAGCAACTTTATTAAAAAATCCATAGAACCTATTTTTACTCTTAAAAAAAATATTACATATTAAAAAAAGGATATACAATATTTATAATAAATTATCCTAATGAGAATCTCAGAACTAAAACAAATTATTAAAAAAGAGATTAGACAAGTAATAAACGAAAACAACTTACTTTTAGAAAAAACTAATACTAAAATTATTAAAATAAATTTTAATATTGATTGGAATAGTGAAATTGGAAAAGTTGAAGATGAATTCACACTTGCTTTTTCTCCAAACTCAACAGGAGTTTTTTCATTAGGAAATGATATCGAAAAATTTTCAGGTCTTAATCTTAAAGATGCTCAAAAATATAAAGAAACCCCATCCGATGCTTATGTATATGGACTTTGCAATGCAATGAATGGTGGAGCAGATATATTCTTTTGGACCAATGGAATGAGGTTAAGTGGTGCTGCTCAACAGAATGGGGTTTGGCCTGCAGTTATAGAGCAAATATCTCATGAATGTACACATTTAACCAGATTAATTCTTACTCGTGCTATTGCCAAAAATAATGGAGTTGATATAGTTAATGGGGAATGGATAACATTTGATTATGGAGGTGGTGAATATTTTTGGCCAGCAATAGGTGACATTGATGATAAAAATAATCCTATCGTTATTATAGATGAAGAAGCATTTGCAACATCGGTTGGTTTAGTTGTACAAACAGTCACCCCGCATTTTTTAGAAATGGCATCAACTTATATACCAACATTATTTAATCAATTAGGACAACCGTATTCTTCTCAAGAAGAAATAAATGAAGGATGGGAAATAAAAAATATATTAGTAGGATTAGCTACCCTAATTGGTTCTTTAGGAGGAATAAAAGCTCAACCTAACTCTCAAGATAATTTATCAAATAAATATAAAACAGAACTCTCATATACCGATGAAAATTTAAAAAACACATATAATGCTCTTATAGGGTATTTAATAGGTTTAAGTAACGCTGGAAAAGAAAAAAAGACTGTTGAACAAATGGGTGCCATAAAAGAAGCTAGAATATACTGTGAAAATCTTCGTGATAATAAATCACCTAAATCTCTATCAGTACCCGCAGAAATTGTTTTACAATATGCTAAAGACGTCATAGAAAAAATGAATAAAAGCCAAATACAACAATTGATTGAAACAGGTAAAAATATTCAAACAACGTCATAAAAAAGTCATCTAAAAAATTTGGCTCTACAGGATCCCTTTAGTATATTTCCGACATAAAATAAAAAAAATAAAAAGTTATGAAAAACCAATTCCTCACCAAGAACGAAATCCGTTCAAAAGCCCCTTCAATTTTCACCTTGCAAGCCGCACCGACGGTTAGTGAAAAGTACACCCATATTCCTACCGAAAAAATCATAAACGATATGAATCTTTTGGGCTGGGAAGTTTTCGATGCTAAAGAAGTTAAAGCCCGTAAAGATATTGGGTTCCAAAAACATTTAATTATTTTCCGCAATAATGATATTCAAATTACTGGAGAAAATGGCGATAATGTTTATCCACAAATCCTCCTTACCAATTCGCACGATGGTAAAAACTCATTTACCTTCACAGCCGGCTTGTTTAGATTAATTTGCTCTAACGGATTGGTAATATCAACCCAGACTTTTGAAAACATGCGTATTCGTCATATGGGTTATTCGTTTGAAGAATTGCAACAAACAATTAAACAAATGCTTGAAAGACTTCCATTAACAATCGAAGCCATGAACCATTTGGCTCAAGTTGAATTGGGTCAAGAGCAAGCACTTGACTTTGCTAAAAGAGCTCTTGAAACTCGTTTTAAAGGAGAAATGGTAGAAGTTGATCTTGAAGACCTACTTCGCCCAACTCGCAAAGAAGATGAAGCCCCAACATTGTGGAATATCTTTAATACTATTCAAGAAAAATTGATTAATGGTGGTTTTACATATGTTAATGTTGAAAGTACAAAGTTGCGTAAAGCTCGCAAAATTAAAAATTTCCAACAAGACATGAAAATTAATTCTGAATTGTTTGAGTTGGCAATGGAATATGCAAATTGATATATGTATTTAAGTCCCCCAATGGTGGGGGCTTAAATTTTTTATATGTGTATAATTGAAGATATTTTGTTTGAAGCCCATCGTGAAGGTTTGCGTGAACAGGTGCTTAAAACGTTAGATACAATACAGCAAATGCATTCTCACATGGAGATGCGAGATAAAGTAGAACTTGCTTATAGACACGTAAAAACCAACAATAATGAAAACAATATTTACAACATGCCTACTAATAATAACATTTATTAATTTAAAAGCTCAAACAATTGAAAGATATAATCCTTTTTTAGAAAGAATGGAGATTTATAAAAATGGAGTTATGATAGGATATTCTAGAGAAAATAGTTGGCTTAAGCAAACAGACCATTATGATGCTTCGGGTAACAAAACAGGGTATTCTAGAAAGAATCCATTTTTAGATCAAGTAGATCATTATGATAACCAATATAGAAAAAAAGGATATTCTAGAGAAAACCATTTATTAAATAGAATAGATCATTATGATAACCAATATAAAAGAACAGGGTATTCTGTGTGGGATCCTTATTTAAAACAATGGAAATATGTTGATAGATAAGTATATACGGATGAAGAGAGGAGGGGTGGGGCTAATGGGCATGCATATTAATATAATAATATATGAAAAACGAAACAAATAATCTAATGGAAAAAAAATTAATGGATGATTTAGTATTTTATACTAAGCATAAAGAAGACCTTTGGTCTAAATATAAAGATAAATCTAATCTTGATCCATTAATTATTTCTGAGTATGAAAATGTTGTACAAATTATAGAAAATATAAAAAAACAATTAGCATTAAAATAAAATATGCCCTGATGGTGAAATAGGTAGACACGCAGGACTTAAAATCCTGTGACCGATGAGGTCGTGCCGGTTCAAGTCCGGCTTGGGGTACAAAAAGGGGGAGGGTAAGAAATACGGCTGTTTGTAACTATCCGGAAGTTAACAACAGGGAGCCCCCTATTTATATGGTCTTATAGCTCAATTGGATAGAGCAACAGCCTTCTAAGCTGTAGGTTACAAGTTCGACTCTTGTTAAGATCACAAAAATAAGCTTGGATATTTGAAAGTTTATTTGTATATTATATTATGTTTAACAATTTAAAAAAAACCAAAATTATGAAAAACATGTTCGCGTTAATGTTCGTTTGTGCTACAATTATTACAAGTTGTTCAACAAATGAATCAACTACAACTGAAACAACTACTGAATTAGTTGATACGCTCTATCAAGATACTGTAGGGCAGGTTGAAAATGTTGATACTACTGTAAATGTAATACAGTAGTCAATAAATTAGTCAGGTGGCGGAATTGGTAGACGCAGAAATAATTCTTAGTGAAATTCAGTGGTATGGTGAAAGTCCATGTAAAATCCTAGTTACCCATTACAGGTTCGAATCCTGTCCTGACTGCTAATTGAACATAGATTAAAATAATAAAAATATCATACAAAAGTATGTTTATTTTTTGTTAAAAATTTATTTATTTAAGATGGGAAATTTATATTTAGGACATGGTTATATTGGTGGGGTGTGTGCTGGGTTAGGTGAATGGTCAAATATTCCTTCAATGCTTTGGAGAATAGGATTTTTATTCGTATTTCCATACGCATTTTGGATATATATACTTCTTTGGATATTTTTACCTAAAAATTAATTAATGCTCTCGTGGCGCAATGGTTAGCGCAAGATGCTTATACCATCGAGGTTATGGGTTCAAATCCCGTCGAGAGTACAAATGATTCCGTAGCTCAGCAGGTAGAGCAATACACTTTTAATGTATGGGTCGGCAGTTCGAGCCTGCCCGGAATCACATCTTTAAAATAATTACATATATGTATATGTGATGGATATTAATAAAATTTTTAATTCATTTACAGAATCAGAAGATAATATTGTCAATATTGATTTTACAGAACATCCTGTTTACTTATTAGGAATGTTTAAAAAATTAATCCTTAATCATATAACCTTTAGAACAAAAAACATAGAATTTTTATCTATGATAGATCCTGAAATAATCCCAGAAAACATAGGACGGATTGGAGATTTAATTATTTTCAATAGGGCCTTTTTTCATCTATCTAAAATTGATATATCTAATAAAACTCATGTTCAAGTAATTGAACAATATTATAGCCCCCAATTAATGAATACCTTGAATATGGCTATATCGTTTTTTGAACTTGAAGAAGAATATGAAAAATGTGCATACATTCTTAAAATTAAAAATATTTTTTTAGAAAATACAAAATAAACTTGGCTTTATTATTAGTTTTATATATATTGTATGTATAAACAATTTTATTATGAAAAATAGAGAAATTATAATGCGAAGATTAGAAAAAGCAGAAGGCAATATTGCTAAATTATTTTTAATACTTCAACGCGCTGGTTCTAGAGATGAATTTGAGATTTTTCTTAGAGACACACAAGAAGTTTTGCAAGATGCTAAATCTTTTGTACAACAAGAACCATTAGGTCCTAATGAAATAAATTAATTTAAATAGTTATGAAACTTACAGCAGAACAAATTCAAGAAAATTGGGAATATTTTATCCAACATATTAATACTTGGATATCTTCCCCTCGTAAAGAAAAACTATTAGAATTTTACAAACAATATAAAGATCGTTTAATTCTAATGCCTGCAGCCCACAAAAAAGAATATCACAATGCTTTTCCAGGAGGTTATATCGAACACGTTAATCGTGTTGTAGATTGCGCTCTTAAACTTAATAATTTGTGGGGTGAAATGGGAGCAGATTTAAACACATACACAGTTGAAGAACTTGTATTTTCTGCTATTAACCACGATTTAGGTAAAATGGGAGACGAAACAAACGAATCTTATGTCCCCCAAACAGATCAATGGCGCCGAGATAAATTAGGCGAAGATTATATGTTTAACAACAAAGTAGCATTTGCTTCAGTTCCTGATCGCGGTTTATATTTGCTTCAATCTCATGGTATCCAATATTCATTTAACGAGATGATAGCTATTCAAACTCATGATGGATTATACGATGAAGGTAATAAAAAATATCTTATGACTTACCTGCCTGAGCAGAAGCCACGTACCTGTCTTCCATTCATTTTACATCAAGCAGATTTAATGGCAGCAAGAATTGAGTTTGAAAGAGAATGGTTGCCAAAATTTAAAAATTCCGTGGAGGCTCCAAAAAAGAGTTTTACCCTAGATACTAATGCTAAACCAAATTTAAATAAACAACAAAAAGCATTAAGTACCATAAAAAGTGAAACATTAAAAAATCTATTAGACAATATATGATATTATTAATAATAATTTTAGCGTTAATGGTCGTGATCCTTGGATACACGACCTTTAACCTTTTACACAAAAACGAAAAACAAGAGGATATTCTTACAGGATATATGGTTTATCTAAATAAAATTTCTAAAGTTATAGATGAATCAGATAAAAAATTACAAGAGATAGATCATCGAGGCTCTTTTAAAGCAGATGATGAAATTGGATTTTTCTTTGAAAATATCAAAAGCATTCAGACTATTCTTAATTCATTTAACGTAAAAAATCTGTAATGGCTGTATATTTTACTCAAAAGACAGAAGACGCTATTGTACGATATAATAATGAGATTAATTCCTCAATTAAGAGTAAAATATATGAGTCTGAAATTCATCCTGCTTTTTTTAAGTTAACAGAAAATATAGTACATACTTTTAAATTTTATTATACTGAAGTTGAGAATATTGAAGATTTACAACACGAAGTAATGATATTTCTTTTATCTAAAATACATTTATTTGATCCTTCTAAAGGAGCTAAGGCTTATTCTTATTTTGGAACTATAGCAAAACGTTATTTAATATTAGACAATCAAAAAAATTATAAAAAAAGAATAGAAACTACTCCTGTAGAAGAGATACATGATGATTCTAAACATTCATATGAATTAGATCTTTCATCATCTAATTTATCTGTGTTTATGGATGAGTATATAAATTATTGTACTCAAAATATATATAAAATTTTTCCTAAAGAAGGAGATGCTAGAATAGCAGATGCTGTTTTAGAGTTATTTCGTAAAAGAGAACATTTAACTATTTTTAATAAAAAAGCATTATATATATACGTTCGCGAGATAATAGATGTTAAGACACCTAAAATAACTAAAGTATCTAATAAACTTTACGAAATATTTAAATATAATTATCTTTTTTATAAAGAAAACGGCTATATAAACTTTCAATAGCCCTATATTTATGATAAAAATATGGGACAATTAGATTCAGTTATTTTTAAAAATGTAAAATTTTCCGATTTATTAGAGGAAATTCATTCTAATCAAAAGAAAAAAGATAAACAAATATCTACACTTATCTCGGAACTAAAACCATTAATAAACGAGATAGGTGATGCTACTCTTATAGTTCCTTTAATTAAAGAATATATGGAAATAGGAGTTAAAAACGACGATTTACTTGTTAAAATGGCAGCATTAGCCCAACGAGCTATAGCTAGCCAAGCATCAGGAGATCCATTAACAATATCTGATGCTGAAAAAGAGCAATTATTAGCCGCTATTAATAATATAAAGGAGGAGTAATGGGTAGTCGTTTTGATGTTTTATATGATGGTAATAATGGCTCTCAAAACTCAATTAATAATGGAAGAAATGAAGAAAGAGATTATACTTTAAATAATCTTATTATTTCAGCTAGAGTAGTAGATATTGTTTTAGATGACTCTAATGAGTATTTATTTAAAGAAGTAGGAGAATGGAATGGCTTAGGAACTATTTTCTATGATAGAAATCTAACAAATCCTCCAACATTTAATATTAAAAATACTGCTAAACCATTATACCCTAATCTAAAAAATTATCCCTTACTAAATGAAATTGTCTATTTAGTTATATTACCAAGTAATGATATTGGTAGTATTGCAACTAATCAAACAATATATTACATAACCCCAGTTGCTTTATGGAATCATCCCCACCACAATGGGTATCCTGCTGATCCTCTTAATCTACCCTCTTCGCAACGAGTTGATTATACTCAAAGTTTGGGGGGAGCTGTAAGAAAAATTACTGATCAATCTACTAATATATATCTAGGAGATACATTTGAAGAACGTTCATATATTCGTCCTCTTTTACCTTTTGAGGGAGATGTAATAATGGAAGGGAGATGGGGGAATAGTATCCGTTTTGGATCTACAGTAAAAAATAACCCTAATCTTTGGTCAGTTACCGGGTCAAATGGAGACCCTATTACTATTTTAAGAAATGGGCAGATAGACAATAGTGGAGAGGGGTGGATACCAATAACAGAAAATATTAATACTGATAATTCTTCTATTTATTTAACATCAACCCAAAATGTTCCTTTAATTATATCTAGTACAAATGGATATAAAAGTTATACAACATTACCCAATAATCCTGCCCCAGAAAATCCTCTCCAATATCATGGAAAACAAATTCTTATAAACTCAGGAAGATTGGTATTTAATACTAATCAAGATCATTTGTTGTTATCTTCTAAAAAATCTATTAATTTAAATGCCGTTAAAAGTATTAACTTTGATACTTCTGGACCTATTGTTTTATCCACCTCAACATGGACTAGTAAAATTGGGGGGGTATATTTAGGTAGTCCTGAAATAGGAAAAACAGAACCAGCTGTGATGGGAGAACAGATGTATGAATTAATTTTTTCGCTATTAAATGATTTAAAAGCATTATTTAATACTATCGAAAAAGAACTTTCTACTCCTTTTCCTAATACGGCTAATGATGCCTTTAAAGTAGCTAGTAATATTAATATTTTATTGGATAAATATAAAAAAAATGATCAAAATAATTCTCTTTTATTATCTCAAACTGTTCGTACCGCAAAGTAAAAGAATATAATGGCTGATTTAAAAGGATATATAAAAATAGATAGTGAAATAATAAAATACTCCCTTAATAATAATATAATATGGTATGAGAGTATCTATGAAGTTACATATCCTGATCGGGATTTTGGGAGAAATTATAAAATAATACCCACATTACCACAAGATGGGTCATTTACTATTCCCGATTTTAATTCGATAAACAATTATATTTTTTTTCCCTCAACTCTCAGCACTAAATTTAAGTTATTTGGTCCATCCTCAGGAAAATTAACTATCCTTTCTAACAAAGAAAACCAAAAAAATAAAGATACGGATAGTGCTAAAAGTGCTATATCGCAGGGGTTTGATCAACCTATTGATGTTAATCCTTTTCCTGCTCCTGATAGTAATGGGGTTTATATATTTGATTTACAACCTCAAACCCAACAACTTAGAGAATTTCTGTTGGAGGCCAAACCACTCAAAATTCTTAAATTAGCTATATATAATTCTGATTTTACCCCTTTGAATATTCAGGATGATTTGGATGGTCTTGATATAGCAGTACTTAATGAAAAATTAAAACAAATAGCCTTTTTAAGATATGATCAATATTCAAACAACCAATACCCAGAATTCATTAATAGAATTGAAACAAAAGAAAATAAAATAATAATATCTTATGAAAATAGTAGTAATGATGATAACCCTTTTATATTTATATTTTCTCCTAAAAAAGAAAATTCCCCTTACTCCCCTTTAAATATTCAACCGGTTTCTGCTGAAGAACAAACACAATATATATATTCTGCACTTATTAATGAAAAAAACACTATAATTGAAGAAGTATCCTTAGTTAATTCAGGTACTGATTCACCCAAACCCGTTTTATTTTCTGAGAGTGTTGTATATCAAGAAGAGGATATTCCTAGCGCCCTCATATTTAAATCTAAAGCTCCAGAAGTTCCATATGAATTTAAAGAGCCTGAACTTAGTATTCCTTCACAATTTCGTGTCCAGTTAGGAACTATAATTAGGCGACTAATAAGTAGAATAAAAGATTTTATTATTAATGGAATAACTAGACTTTTACTAGAAAAATTAGGAGTAAAGCCTCAAATATTAACCTTTCTTATAAAAAAAGATTTTTCAAATCCTGCTGTAATACAACTAATAAGATCTTTAGGAGTTCCTTTAGCTATTGATCCTCAAATATTACAAGATTTTTTTAGAGGCAAAATAAAACTAAAAGATTTACCCCCTTTAGAGAGAAAAAGAATTTTATTAGCACTACTTCCTCTTTTACCTCCTATTTGTCCTCCTCAACCTATTTTAAGACAAATAGTTAATATTAGAAATAATATTTTATCTTCTTTAGAGACAATAAATTCTTATATACAAAGTATATCTTTAACTATAGTAGTTATTTCTACTGGATTAAGATTAACTAAACAAACATTGTTATCTATAAGAGCCATTAGAAAGATCATTTTATTATCTGCCAAAGCATTGTCAACTGCTGTGCCCCCTATAAGACTACCAGCTCCACTTGATAGTGTTTTAAGGGATCTTACAGAATTAGCAGATAATCTTAAATATGCCCCTCAAGGTACTCCTAAATTAGATAAGTTAGAAGAACTTATTAAATCTGTAGAACCTCCTCTAACTCTAGCTAGTTCTGTTATAGGACAAGCTGTAACTTTACTTAATTTTGTAGATTTTTTATTAGTAAAATGTTCTTTAGAAAATGGAATAGAAGAAAATATAACCCCTATATCTGAAGAATTAATACAGGCAGCTAATAGACAACAAGTTGCTTCTGAAACGTTAAATAGAGCTTTATATAATGGATTTATAATAGAAATTGAAGAAGTACCATTTAGCCCTACTGTTACTCGTAGAAAAGCGGTTGGAATTAATCAAAGCGGAATTAAACTTATAGAAACACCTTTATCATTTACTACTAATCCTCAATTTTTAATTGATGAACTTAAATTTATTATTGACAGAGATAATTTAAAAGCTTACTAATTTAATATTTATAATCATGAAAACCCAAGACTTTAAAAAAATCATTAAAGAAGCTGTAAGAGAAGCTATCCAAGAAGAACTTAAGGATATTCTTCTCGAAGCAGTTCGTTCTCCAAAGACAATCGTAAATGAATCTGTTAGAGATACATATGCACAGCCTTATATTGAAAAACCAAAACAATTAACTGCTCAAGAACGCAGAAATATGTTTTCTGGTATATTAGGAGAAATGCAACAGGGGACAGTAGCTACCTCAGCATACGCCGGCCAATTTCAACCCAAATCTACAGACACAGTAAACGGAGCATTGCCTGATGGAAGTGTTGGTTTAGATCAAATAATGAACTTAATGAATAAATAATGGCATTCGGAGCAAAAAGAATATTCCCTATAGATACCAAACCCGGAACAGGGGTTGGAATAGCTATTCCTTTTAATGCTCCTGCTGTTTTTAAAACAACATATACTACAAAAGATGCTGTTAGAAATAATCTAATAAATTTTTTTTTAACAAATAAAACCGAAAGATATTTAAATTCAAATTTCGGTGCCAATTTAAGAGCTTTTGTTTTTGAACAAATTACAAGTGGAAATTTAGATTTTTTAAAACAAGATATTCAAGCACAATTAACTGCGTTTTTTCCAAATGTGCTCGTTCAAGATTTAGAAGTAACCGGAAACCCGGATACATATGAAGCCACTGTTATATTAACGTATAACATTGTAAATACGGGTATAAATGACGAAATATCAATAACATTCACATAATGGCACAAAGAAAAAACATACGATACATAAACCGAGATTTTGGTGAATTTAGAACTAGTCTGATAGACTATGCCAAAACCTATTTCCCAACAACATATAATGATTTCACACCAGCCTCGCCTGGTATGATGTTTATGGAGATGGCTGCTTATGTAGGTGATGTTTTATCTTTTTATCTTGATAATCAAATTCAAGAAACATTTTTACAATATGCTCGTCAACCAAATAATTTGTATGAATTAGCATATATGTTTGGTTATAAACCAAATGTAACCCAAGTTGCCACAACAAATATTGATTTTTATCAACAGGTTCCCGCCATACTATCAGCACCAACTTACATTCCAGATTATAATTATTCTTTATTTATTGGAGGAAATTCAACAATTTCATCCCCTACATTTCCCAACACATTTTTTATCATAGAAGATCCTGTAGATTTTTCAGTATCCAGCTCAGGAGATCCTACAGAAGCTGTTATATATAGTGTTGATAATTCTAATAATCCTACTTTTTATCTTTTAAAAAAGACTAGAAAAGCTACATCAGGAACTATAAATACTACTCAATTTTCCTTTGGGACCCCTCAACAATTTTCCACTGTTACAATAAATGCAGATAGAATTATAGGAGTTTTAGATATATTTGATACAGATAGCAATGAATGGTATGAAGTTGATTATTTAGCCCAAGAAACTATATTTAATAGTATTAAAAATACTAACATAAATGACCCTAATCTATCCCAATATTCTGGGGATGCTCCTTATCTTTTAAAGCTAGAACAAGTTCAAAGAAGATTTGTTACAAGGGTCATAAATACAGGATCATTGCAAATACAATTTGGTGCCGGAAGCGCAACAGATACAGATGAAGAAATAACCCCAAATCCAGACAATGTGGGTATAGGATTACCATTTGAAAAGGATAAACTTACAGCAGCTTATTCTCCCTCAAACTTCTTATTTACAAAAACATACGGAATCGCTCCTTCCCAAACAACATTAACTGTTAGATATTTAACAGGTGGGGGAGTAGAATCAAACATCCCCGCAAATAACTTAACTAGCTTATCAGGAAACATACAATTTTTAAATAATAATTTAAATGTAAACACAGCTAATATTGTTATAAATTCATTAGTTGCAAATAATCCAGCGGCCGCTGATGGTGGAGGGGATGGAGATACAATAGAAGAAATTAGACAAAATGCTTCTGCAAATTTTGCAACACAATTACGTAATGTAACACAAGATGATTATTTAGTAAGAACATTATCTATGCCTGCTAAATATGGTGTTGTATCAAAAGCATATATTGAACCTACAAAAGCACAATCTGTATCATCAGGAAAAGCTTTAGGAGTATTAGATTTATATGTTTTATCTTATGATCTTGATAAAAAATTAACTACTACTTCTCCCGCGCTAAAACAAAATATACAAACATATTTGTCTTTGTATAGAATGATAAATGATTCTATTACTATAAAAGATGCTTTTATTGTTAATATTGGTGTGAATTTTGATATTATAGTATTACCTAATTATAATTCAAATGAAGTATTAACTCAATGTATAATAGCATTGCAAGATTATTTTGCAATAGATAAATGGCAAATTAATCAACCTATAATCCTTAGAGATATATATGCTTTATTGGATAGGATTGAAGGTGTACAAACAGTTAAAAACATAGAAATTACAAATAAAGTAGGCACAAGTTTAGGATATAGTCAATACTCATATGATGCCATAGAAGCTACAAAAAACAATGTAGTTTATCCTTCACTTGATCCTATGATATTCGAAGTAAAATACCCAAATACAGATATTCAAGGCAGAGTAGTACCTTTATAATAACATAAAATGGCAGTATATAAAATATTCCCTTCTCAAGACGCCACATTATATTCGGCTTATCCTGCCATGAATACAGGAATAGACGAAATCCTAGAAGCATCTACTAATTTTAAAATAGGAGTTACAGAAACAAATGGAGAATATCCTCAAGCTTCTCGTTTTTTAGTCCAATTTGATTCTGATGAAATTACATATGTAAGTGCTTCTTTAATAGGAACAGCAAGTTGGGCAGCTAATCTTAAGCTTTTTGTAGCTAATGATGGTGGATTATCTGGTACTACAGCAGTAGCAGCTAATGCTGTTGCTCAAATATGGAATATGGGTACAGGGCGTTATTTAAATAATCCTGAAACTCAAAATGGTGTATCGTGGATTTGGAGATTCTACTCAGGAAGCAATGCTTGGGCTACTGCTGATTTTTCAACAGGACAAACAGGTTCATATAATTTATCTACTAATCCTAGTTCTTCAGGAGGTGGGGTATGGTGGACTGGTTCTCAAGCTACAAATATATTTTCATACTATTCAGACTTAGATTTAAGCTTTAATGTTAAATCTATAGTAGAAAAATGGAATAGTGGAAGTTGGAATAATTATGGGTTTATAGTTAGGCAAACAGAATCTCAAGAATTTGTAAACAGCATTAATGAACAAGTAACTTTAAAATATTTCTCTAGAGATACTTATACTATATATCCTCCCTGCTTAGAATTTAAATGGGATGATTCAGTATATAATACAGGTAGTTTAACAGTGTTAATTACTAATCCTGCTACTATTTTATTAGCCCAAAATCCTGGGGTGTTTTATGATCAAAGTGTTAATATTTTTCGTGTAAATGCAAGACCAACATATCCCCCAAAGGTATGGCAAACATCTTCTATTTATATAACTAACTACGCTTTACCAGCAGAATCATATTATGCTATAAAAGACTTGGATACTAACGAAATGGTTATAGATTTCGACACAACATATACTAAATTAAGTTGTGATGCATCAGGAAGTTATTTTAAATTATATATGAACGGATTAGAACCTGAAAGGTATTATACTGTTTTAATTCAAACTACAATTCAAGGATCAACAATAGTATTTGATGATAATTATAGCTTTAAAGTTGTTAATGGGTAATGGCAAAAGAAATAATAAATTTAACTAAAACTATATATGACAGAAATCAATATAGTAGAGTAATCAATACCCAATTTACTCAATTAGCTTTTGCTCCTAGTGTAGAGGCCATAGCTGCTACTACTCCTTCTATCAATACTCAAATTAATCAATTTTTTAGTCAATACCAAAAACTATTTTTTGATATACCTAAACTTGGCCAAATAAATTCTCATGAGTATCTTATACAAACTAGTAAAGAATATATTGGAGGAGATATAGATAACCCTTTAATAGCATCTTTAACTAGTGAAATAGATCAATTAAGAGAACAGAATAGCTTACTTCAAAAACAACTTTTAGAAATTTCCAATACACAATTATCCTCTTTAAATTTATCTTTACCTAATGACGGAAATAGTTAATATACAAAGTATTGATCCTACTACTTTTGAGTTACAAGAATACTCTTCAAAGGATAATTCTTTAATATTATCTAATACACTTTTGACATCTTTTAATCCAGAAAATGATTATATAGAATATTTTATATATAATTTAGATAAAGATATATTATATGGAAATACAATTGGCTATAAACAATATACCCTTTTAGATAATCAAGTAATAATAGACCCAGAAGCAGACTTGAAATCTTTTGGATACACAGAAGGGCAATATAATACTTTATATAATTTTCTAAGCCCCCGTTTAGGATCATCTGCTTTAAACAAATATTATATTGATCAAATCAGTTCTAATAGAACCGAAATAAGACTTAATACTACTGATATTCCAAATTTGGAAGTAGTAAATAGTGCAGCTAATTTTACTAGAGAAATTCAATTATCTAATCAGGGATATTTAGATTTTTATTTAAATTTTGATAATAATAATTTAGTAATAGCTAATAATATTTTATTAGATAATACTAATATAAATGATCCTACAGTTTTAATAAAACTATATGAACCCCTCCCTTTACAATTTGATTTAAAAAGTGAATGTTGGATTACAGTTCAAGTAGCAGAATCTGTAGCTTACAATATCAGTATTACTCCTGTATTTAATATTGAAGATGATAATATCCCCTTAAAAGGACCAAATTATAATTTATCCATATCAGATCAAATTAATAATTATACACAATATGCTAGTCTTTCTTCTCTAACAGCTACAACATCCGCTACAGGATCAGGAAGTTTAAGATACCAATTAAATAGTTTATTGGCAGAAAGCAATGTTGAATTAAATGTAGACTATTCTAGCTACGATAATTTTATTCATTTCTCTTCTGCTCAAACTCGCCTAGAAAATTTTTATTATAAGCTAGCCTTAATAGAACAATATACTTATAGTGCTAGCTTATCTACCAATGGTTTAAATTCTAATAATGTAATATACCAATCAAAAATAGATGAAATTATAACCAATTTTGATGGTTATGAATATTACTTATACTATGAATCAGGGTCAACAGCTTGGCCTAAAACAAATAGTACACCCCTATACACAAATGCTTCTACAGCTAATCCTGGGGCAGGGTATGATTGGTTTGTATCTCAATCTGCTGTAGCAGAATTATACGATAGAGAAAATAACAATGCTTTAGTAAATGCTATTCCTTCTTATCTAAGAGACGATCCAAGCAACGCACAATACGAGTTGTTTATTGAAATGATAGGTCAACATTTTGATAATGTATTTTCTTATTTACAGGGGGTTACCGAGAAATACAATGCTGATAACCGATTAAACTATGGTGTATCTAAAGATTTAGTAGCAGATATATTGCGCGATTTAGGTATTAAAATATACCAAAATAATTTTTCAACAGACGATCTATATGCTGCTTTAATTGGTATCACTCCCTCAGGCAGTTTATATAATTTACCTTATACCACACCTTCTTCACCTGCTCCAACAGGATTTGAATATATTACAACATATGTTACTGCTTCTGCTACTGGTTCTTTACAACCCGTTGATGATGTAAATAAATCAATATATAAAAGAATATATCACAATTTACCTTATCTTTTAAAGAAAAAAGGTACTATAGAAGGTCTAAGAGCAATTATAACATTATATGGTATTCCCGATACTATATTAAGAATAAACGAATACGGAGGTAAAGATAAAGATAATTCAAGTGATTGGGATTATTGGTATGATCAATACAATTATACTTATAAGCAAGATGGAAATAATTTTATCTCATCTTCCTGGCAGTTAAATTCAAACTGGGGAGCAACCAATAATATTCCTGCAATCTTGATGTTTAGATTTAGAACTAATGGACTACCTACATCTAATATACCTAGATCTCAAAGTTTATGGTTAATCTCAGGGTCTAGTGGTCAGGCTACTATTATTTTAACTTATACAGGATCAGGATATACTACTTCTTCTTTTATATCTAGTAGTGCAGATCCAATAGATCCATATTACCAATACGCAAAACTAGATTTTTTACCTAATACAGCAAGTTTAAATGCTTCAGCTAGTGTATATTTACCTTTCTTTAATGGAGATTGGTGGTCAGTTATGTTAACTAGTGGTAGTAATTTTACATTATATTCTAAAAATTCAATATATAGTGGGTATGATGGAAATCAATTAGGATTTCAAGCTTCTAGTTCAGTTGCTGGAGATAATTCGATTTGGACAGCTACAAATACTTCATTTTTTGGATCATCTAGTTTAGCTAATTATAACAGATTTTCAGGCTCATTTCAAGAAATTAGATATTACAATACAGCAATAAACGAAAGTGTATTTGACGATTATGTAATGAATCCTAATTCCATTAAAGGAAATGGAATAAATCAAGGACCAAATCAACTTGCTTTTAGAGCATCTTTAGGTGGAGAACTATATACTGGTTCAACTTCAATGCATCCCAAAGTAACAGGATCTTGGGCTACTACATCATCGTTTACAAGCAATAGTAATTTTAATTTTAATACTACCCCAGTATTTGTTCCTAATACACAATCTATATTCTTTGATCAACCCCCTGTTGGTATAAAAAATCCCGTAGCTAATAAAATTAAATTACAGGATATTACATTACCACACAGTAGTAGCTTGGCTAATATTCCCGATAATACAATTTTATCTCCATTTAGGTCTATACAACAAGATTATGCAATTAGCCAAAGTTATACTAAAGACATAAACTATATCGAAGTAGCATTTTCACCACAAAATGAAATAAATGATGATATTAGTTCACAAATTGGATTTATTGATATAGGAGAATATATTGGTGATCCTAGGTTAGTGTCTTCATCAGCTCAATCATATCCTGATTTAGACATTTTACGAAATAATTATTTTCAAAAATATGTTTATAATTACAATATAAATGATTATATAAGACTTATCAAATATTTTGATAATTCTTTATTTAAAATGATTAAAGATTTTACCCCTGCTAGATCTGGATTATCGGCTGGTATTGTGATTAAACAACATTTATTAGAAAGAAATAAATACCCTGTTCCTCAAGTAGTTACTAGAACTCCTATAGCAGTACAAGGAAGTGGAAGTAATAACATTGCTTGGAATACACCTTTTACGTTCCAAAACATATTAGTATCAGGATCAAGCATTCAAATGTACATAGTAACAGGAAGTAATGCCGGATCTTTCCCTAACTTAAATGGACAGACTTCAAGTGTTTTATTACCTTCTAATTATAATTTCAGCGTAACTCAAAGATGGAGTGGAACTAATATAGGAACTAGTGGCTCTGTTCCTTTTACACAATCTTCTCAAATAGAATTTTATAATGGAGAATTAAGTGGCTCACGTTTATTAGTTACAGATGGGGATCTAAATGGTGGAAATCCATTTTTAAACCCCAGTACACTAGCATTATTTTACACTGCGTCTGTTTATAGCACAAGCTTGATACCCGCCGATAATTTTCTTAACCAAAATACTTCACCAAATCAAGGAGAAATATATTTATTATATGACCACACTGGAACTAGTATATAAATACATGTAATTTAATGGCTGCAATCCCAAATAATTTAGCTAATCGTGAAAAAGATGAAAGTTTTTATGCCCAACAAAATTTGCCCGGGGTAAAATATATAAAGATATCACGATATGATGCTTTTGGCAATGATAATTATCAATCATTACGCGAATTAGATAATATTAGAATCAATACTACTGATAGAGGTATTATAAATTATCCTGTAGTTGCTATAACAGAATATCCAAGTTCATCTTTAAATAGTCCTTATTTCTTATACCAGACAGTAACCACGAATATAACTTCTAGCACAAATAATCAGATATTGAATTATAGGGTAAGTGCTAGTAGAAATGTTAGTTTTAATATGAATATTAATACTGAAGTATATCTTGCAAATCTTACTGAATCTGTTGATAATTTAAATTATTTTAATCCTACTACCGGGATATATACCTTAGGAAATACTCCTAATATTCCTTTAATATATACTGCTTCTGTACAATGGAATGGATCTTCAAATTCTACTAGAGTATATGCTGCTATAGCATTATTAAATAATCAAGGAACAGCCTTAGAATTTTTTGGTGGGGGATATAGTAGTTATACTACTTCTCTTTCTACTTTCACTTTTAGTGGATCTTTTACTCCAATAGAAGGACAACAATACCAATTATATATAGCTAATTTTTCTGGTTATAGTTTTAGTATCAATACGGCTAGTTTATCATTTACCCAATCCATCTCCCCTGTAGCAGACATAGGCGCCCAAACCATCCTAGAACCATATATTACAACTCCATTCATTAACTCGGATTATGATTCTTTAATTAATAATGCCTATGTAAATAGAACAAGTACTGTTTATATGGATGTTGATTATTCTGATTCTAACCAAGTGACTCCTGTTAATTTAAGAACTATACTTTCAAGTTCTGCGGTTGCTGCTCCGGTTCAAGATTCTAATTATACAACGCAACGCGTTATAAGTTCTAGATATGAAGGAAAACAACTTCAATCTTTTAAATTTAACAAGTATACTGAAGGAGATATTTCATATGGCAAAACTCCAAATGTAAGTAATCCTCAAACATATTTTACTCAATTCAATTGGTTAGCAGGAACCCTTCCAGAATGGGGAACTTTTGGCGGAGAAAGTAAGATATATAGCAGTACAAAATATATAACAGATGAAAACGAAAATAATATTAAACCAGTAACTGACTCTGAGGGTGTAAATTTGAGTATTATAAGACAAACTTTTGAAGAAGGAAAAAATGCTACAATACAATTAAGTAATCCTGAAGCATTTGGAACTGATATGAGTTCTTTAAATGGAACTTTTCCTATTTTTAAATCAGGGAAAAAAATTAAACCTATAATATATACTCAAGTTGCCCAATATAATGAAAATGGAGGTGTTTCCGGTTATAATTATACAGGCTCTATAAATTTTACAGATGGAGATATTCTAAATAGCCCTCCAGGTAGTAATGTTAATGATTATAGATTAATGACTTTTGTACCTTTATTAGATACTTACACAACTACATTTTTACCTAATAGAGTATTTGAAATTAACAAATATGCTATTACTGAATCATTTCCTAAAGAAATAAATTTTAATTCTCCTATACAATTAGGAACATCTGCTAGCTTTACTACTTCTTCTGGTCTAACTAATCCATCTACTGGTTCAATATATAAACCTACTGGTTCATTGGGACAACTATCAGGATCAGGCTATATATTATATTTAGAAGCATTTTTAAAGGTTAATTCTAATCTTAGAAACCTCGAAAATATAGGGGGGGTTATAATAAATTTTGCTTTACAAAAATCAATTGATGAAGGGAATAATTGGGATGATTTAGCTATTCATAATCCCTACTTCCCCGGAACAAATCCTTCTTTTTCTACAGATTTTTATTTAAAATGTGTTGATAGATCAGCAACAACTTCTTCTCTTTATAGAGTAGCAGCTTTAAGTAGAGGTGGTGGTCTTTATGCAGGATATGGATTAATTCAAGTAGCAGATGGTAGTTATTTTAAAGTAACACAGTGCCCTTCTCCGAATACAGGAAATGTAAACAGTTTTTGGATGACAGGCTCTAATTCCAATTTACTATTTGCTAAAAAAGGAACAGGAGGAAACATAGGATTAAATGATGTATTTGGTCAAAAACAACAAGACATTAATAATAGTGGATTTGATCCTATATTACTTGATTTTAAGCCTCAACCATACGATGAAATTAGATTTACAGGGACTGAAACTCAAACATATACAATATTACAAGTGTCTCAGTCTTTGACTTCATCTGCGGGGATACCTCCTTATCAATCTTTAACACTTATATTAGATAAAAATATATCTTCTAATATTAATACTGATTTCTTTCTTTTAAGAAGATATGTTGATGATGTGGGATCTATTATATTAAGTACAGCTAAACCAGCAGGAGGCACCAGCACAGGAATAATGAAACCAGAATATGTTACTTCTCAAACAGAAAATGTAATAAATAATATTATTTCAAGTTTTGAAAGTTAATAAATTCAAAAACACATATATTTATAATAAAATAATCATTAAAAATGGGATATCTAGATAATTCAGTAGTTACAGTAGATGCTATTTTGACGACAAAAGGCCGTCAATTACTAGCACAAGGAAATTTTAATATAACACAATTTGCTTTAGCAGATGATGAAATAGATTATACTTTATATAATCCAACTCATCCTTCCGGTTCTGCTTATTACGGGGAAGCAATTGAAAATATGCCTTTACTTGAAGCGCTTCCTCAAGAAACTCAAGTGATGAAATATAAATTACTTACTTTGCCTAGAGGAACAGCCAAAATGCCTATTATTGGAGGAATTAATTCTCAATACAATTTACAACAAGGTGCCTCACTTGCTATTACTCCTCAAACATTAAATTATCTAGGAGGAAATACATTTGAATCCAGTGGCTATACAGCTACAGTTTCAGATGTAAGGTTATTTAATCAATTTGAAGGCGTAGGTATTAATACTCCACAAGCTCAGGCTCTTAACCAAACTACAACTTTAGGAACATCTGTATCTAAAACAGTTGTTGGAACTACAATAAATATTAGAGCCACTACTATTAATACATTATTTGGTTCACGAACCCAATTAACTGCTACTTTAACAATTGAAGGTAGGGATAGTGGAGCTCGTATAACTGTCCCATTTATAGTAACAAAAATATCTTAAAATATAAAATATGTCCTTTAATAGATTAGAGTCTTCCGATTTCGTACTAAGTTCAGATGCTATATCTGCCCCAATATGGTCAACAAATAGTCCAACACTAACTACCTTTTTTAGTTCTTCTACTCAAATAGCTGGGTCTTCGGGTAAATTTTATTTAACTGTTTATGGTAGTTCAAGCCTATCTACACCCCAATTTGATATAGCATATGGTAATGCTTTAGGAAGTGGTAGTTTATCTTACAACAGTACAATTAGTAATAATTCTCCTACATCTACTGTTTATGGGCAATTTCAAGATTTAGTATTAGGAGATGAAAATACAGATTTTGTTTTTGGAAACATCACTACTACTGAATTTTTTGCTTTAACTTTTGAAAGAGCTAGATTTAAGGAGACTTTGCTACCTGGTTCTTTGACTCTTAGATTTACTAGTGCTTCTATTACTCAGACAATAACCGATAATAGTTTAACAACAGTTACTCCACAATATGTTGGTTCTAACAGAGTATTTCAATTAGTTTCAGGATCAGCAGGATCACTTAATACAAGTATTGATTCTAGTGGATATACAAAAAATTCAGGATCATATGGTTGGTTATTACCGGATATAGGAACAATATTACTAAATCCTAGAGCATTAGCTACCCCTGCTGTAAGTGGAGGAATGGCTCTTCAATACAGTGCATCTAATTCAAGTGTAACTCCTAACATTTCTCCTAATCTTTCATTATTTGCTCATATAAGTGGAGGCGCTAATTTTATTTTAAATTCAAATGAAACAATATCTTCGAACTACTTATTTATTAGAGCTAAAAGTTCGGAGTTTAACTATTCTGTTAATCCTTCATACATTTCTGGTTCTACTGGAGAAATCTTATATAGCGACTTTATTAATACTCCTCGTAGCTATATTACAACAATAGGATTATATAACGACACAAATGAACTATTAGCAGTAGCTAAGCTATCTAGACCATTACCTAAAGATTTTACTAAAGAAGCATTAATTCGTGTAAAATTAGATTTTTAAAATGAATGAGTGCGTACAAACAACTTTTAGCCTCTGATGTAGTTATTACTCCTTTTGAAGTAAACAAGTCGTTTACTTTTCAAGGGGCAGCAGCTTTAACTGCATCTAATGTCTCTATAGATAGATTTTTAGGACTTAACACAAGTTCATTATTTAATACTTTAACAGACCCAACTACAGGACAAGTATCTACAAGATACCAACGTTTAGTATATAATTCAATTAAAGAATTATATTACTCAAACTATCTAAGCTCCAGTTTAGGAGGTACTTCAAGTTATGGAGACCCAGTTAATATTGGGTATATTTATCCGGGGGTAGATGAAACTGGTAATGTTTTAGTAGGATCACCTTCTTCAACAGGAAGATATTTTAATTATAATCAAACCGATTTAACATTCCCTAAATATTTTCCTACAGCATCCGACTCTACTATTGGAGTAATATCTATACCTTCTCGTTTATTTGGGAATTACATCCAACCCAATTCTTTTTTGTGGAAATCAAGTAGCTTTACTATTATAGATGACGGAGAGGGTAATTTAATATCAGGATCAACAATATACGGAAATATATTTTATTACCACGGATTAGCAATTATAACAAGCGGATCATCAGCAGACATACTTAATTTTGTAACCTCATCTGCTGTTACTTGTTCTTTTAACTCCTCACTTACAATATATGAAACACAATACAAATGTACTATAAGAGAAAATGAATTTAATTTTAGTTTAAATCCTTCTATTATATCAGGCTCAACCGATAGTACTCTTTATAATTTTGTTACAGGTTCATATTTTTCTCCATATGTATCAACGATAGGATTATATGACGATAATCAAAATTTATTAGCTATAGGTAAACTCGCTCAACCTCTTCCAACTTCAGCAACAACAGATACAACAATACTAATAAATATAGATAGATAATATGGCAATATTAAGCAAAACAGGAATATCAAATAGTCAAACTATACAAGCATCTCATATAACTCAATCAATAGATGCTTTAACAGGACAAACAGATTATGATATAACCATTAGTGGTAGTTTAACTCTTACAGGATCTTTTCGTATAGCTAATGGTGCTATAACTTCTTCAGGAGCCATTAGCTCCTCAGCAGGACTATTTGGTACTACCTTAATAACAACAGGAGCTATAACTTCCTCAGGTGCTATTAGTTCCTCAGCAGGACTATTTGGTACTACCTTAGTAACAACAGGAGCTATAACTTCCTCAGGTGCTATTAGTTCCTCAGCAGGACTATTTGGTACTACCTTAGTAACAACAGGAGCTATAACTTCCTCAGGTGCTATTAGTTCCTCAGCAAGACTATTTGGTACTACCTTAGTAACAACAGGAGCTATAACTTCCTCAGGTGCTATTAGTTCCTCAGCAGGACTATTTGGTACTACCTTAGTAACAACAGGAGCTATAACTTCCTCAGGTGCTATTAGTTCCTCAGCAGGACTATTTGGTACTACCTTAGTAACAACAGGAGCTATAACTTCTTCTATAATATCTGCATCAAGTGGTATAACAGCTTCAAGCATGCTAGCTAATAATTATAGAAGAGCAACTGCTACTTATACAAGTTTAGGGGTAATTAATGTAGATGCTAGTTTAACAGGTAGTGTAGCCTGGATAGGAGAGCTTGCGGGGGGTGGGGAGCTTAGAATAACAGCATCTATGCCCCAAGATGGATTATCATTAGATTTATATATTAGGCACACAGCAACAATGGGAAATCCTATTTTAAGGTTCTGTGGTTCTCTTAGTAGTAACGGTTCATCACCTTTTTTAGTTAGTGGGTCAAATAATACTAGTGCCGCAAGAACTAGTATTATATTGGCTGCAGGTGGTGGCAGCGCTTTTATTCAATTTAGAAGAGTAGGTGATAATATTATAGCAGGAGTATGTTAAAAAATAATTTATGTGGTTATACAATAATAAAGTTATAGAAACAATAGATGATTTTCCTTCCGGTTTATACGGGTTTATATACATGACAACTCACATACCGAGCGGAATATCGTATATTGGGAAGAAGGTGCTATATCACAATATAAAACGCAAATTAACGCAAAAAGAACTTGCTGCCCATACCGGACCAGGCCGTAAACCAACTCACCAAACTATCCAAAAAGAAAGTGATTGGAAAACATATTATGGTTCTGCTAAGCCCATTTTAGGGATGTTAAAAGAAGGTAAACAGCAAGAATTTAAACGTGAAATATTAGAGCTGGTTTATAGTAAAAAACTGCTAACATATTACGAGTGTAAGTATTTGTTTAAGCATGGGGTATTAGAAAAACCTACAGAATACTTTAACGATAACGTTTTAGGCAAATTTTACAGAAAAGATTTTGATTCCAAATAGGGATTTTATATATTCCCCATTATGGTAAATCAAACTCTAGTTACATTAGTAAACTCTGTACTTGGTACCGGAAAGCTTACTGCTAGGGGCAACGCCGCCTATACTTGTCCCTTTTGCAAACATACTAAGCCAAAACTTGAAATAAACTTTGATGAAGAATCTAAAAATTATGAAAGTTGGCATTGTTGGACTTGCAATAAAAAAGGTAAAAAAATACACCAAATATTTAAGCTTATAGGTGTACCTGGGGAGAAACTTGTAGAACTTAAATCTATAGTTAAAACATATTTTGCTATAGATGTTCCTAAACAAGAAGAAAAAATAGAATTACCTAAAGAATTTAAATCGCTACTTGATATTACACCCCACAATATTATAGGAAGACATGCTTTAGCATATCTTAAAGCTAGAGGTATTATAAAAGACGATATTGTTAAATACAATATGGGATATTGTGAAAAAGGAAGGTATGCTAATCATATTATCATTCCTTCATATGATGAAAATGGAAATTTAAATTATTTTACTGCTAGAACATTTGATAAATCCAACCCAGTAAAATATAAAAACCCATCTACTTCTCGCAATATAATACCATTTGAAATATTTATAAATTGGAATGTACCTGTTATATTATGTGAAGGACCATTTGATGCCTTAGCTATTAAACGTAATGTTGTGCCTTTATTAGGTAAAACAATACAACCTAGTTTAATGAAAAAACTTGTCACATCAGCAGTAGGTAAAATATATATAGCGTTAGATAAAGATGCCCAAAAACAAGCATTAAATTTTTGTGAAAACCTTATGAAAGAGGGAAAAGAAGTATATCTTGTAGATTTGCAAGATAAAGACCCTGCGGATATGGGATTTACAAATTTTACCCACCTTATTCAAGAAACTTACCCTTTAACATTCTCTAATCTTTTAGAGAAAAAACTTCAACTAATATGATAATAAAACATTCGTATGACAGGATATTAGAAATATCCGATGATCACAAACAAATCACGATGCCCGATTCCCGCTATTACAGGCGTAACGGAGAATACTATCCATCTATCACTTATATATTACAATATTATCCAAAGGGTAAATACTTTGAAAATTGGCTCAAGCAAGTAGGATATGCTTCAGAATATATAGTTAAAAAAGCATCTGAAGAAGGTACTCAAGTACACAATTTAGTAGAGAAATATTTGAACGGAGAAGAACTTAACTATCTATCCAAAAATGGAGACCCCATATATGCTCCTGATGTTTGGCAAATGTTTTTGCGATTTACAGAATTTTGGGAAACATATAATCCTAAACTCATAGAAACCGAAGTTCATTTATTTTCAGATGAACTTAAAGTAGCAGGAACATGCGATTTGATTTGTGAAATAGACGGCAAACTATGGTTATTAGACATTAAAACATCAAACCATATGCAAACTACCTACGAACTACAAACCGCAGTTTATGGTAAGTGTTACGAAGAGTGTTTTGGCAAAACTATAGAAAACTACGGAATACTATGGTTAAAATCATCAAAACGCAAGGCTAACAAAGAGAAAATGCAAGGGAAAGGATGGGAAATAGTTACATCTGAGAGATCGCAGAGTGAAAATCTTCATATATTTATGATAGTAAAACAATTGTTTGATTTGGAAAACCCAAATGCGGAACCACAATTTGAACAATTTAAAACCAATGTAAAAAGAACAACATGAAACAATTACTATCCGAAGAATTTCAACGCATGAATGCTCTTGCTGGTCTTCAATTAGACGAAAATGAACAGAAAGCTGAAGAAGATTTATTTGAAAAGTACAAAGAAAAAATTGAAACACTTCGTGAGGAGTTTGTTAAGGATTTAATAAAACAAAAAGAAAATCTTAAAAACTTACCTAAAGAAGATAAAACCAAATTATCTCAAATGATCCGTAATCTTACAACTGCAGTAGATGATGCGTTGTAAGTGAAAGTAAAAAAGCAGAAGATACTAAAAAATAATATTAAAAAATAATAAAAAAACACACAATAATTCAGAAGGCTTGGTTATCCAAGCCTTTTTTTATATATTTATAACAAAATCTGCTATGATTAGACTGGTATCCCTTTTAAGAGAAGCCATTAAAAAACCTAAAGCTATATTTTTAGCAGGTCCGGCGGGTTCAGGGAAGTCTACAATATCAAAACAATTGTTGCCATCTAATATATCTGTTATAAATGTTGACGACACATACGAACAAATGTTAAAAGATACGGGATTAGGAATAGATATGAAAAATTTTACACCTGATCAACTTTCTCAAGCAGCTAAATTAATGGCTGTTGCTCAAAAACAAACACGAGAAAAATTTGAAGAACTAATAAAAAATCTTAAAAATGTAATTGTAGATGGAACAGGAGCTGCATCTAACCCTATTCGTAAGAAAAAAGAACAACTTGAAGCTTTAGGATATGATACAATGATGTTAATGTTATATGTTTCTCCTACAACATCCCTAGAACGCAATCAAAAACGTGAACGCAGTTTACTTCCTGGTATTGTGTTGCGTTCATGGAGAGATGTAAATTTAAATATAAATACATATAAAGATATGTTTGGAGAAAATAGATTTATATTAATTAATAATAATCCTAAAGATGCTGAAATGCAATTTAGTCCTGAAGAGGTTAAAAGAAGATTTTTTGATACTTCATCTGCTAAAGGAAAACCAAAAACACCAGAAGAAATTGCTAAAGCAAAAGCTGATATAGAAAAATTAAACCAAGATATACAACAAATGGTAGATACATTGCCTCAGTTTGATACTTTATCTATAGCTAAAACTAAAATAAACCAATTTTTATCATGAAACTAAACCAATTACGCCATCTAATTAAAGAAGAATTAGAAGCAATACAACAAGAAGAATATACTCCTATAGACGAAGTAGGTAAATTTTTTGTAGTTAGAAAACCTAAAGGAAAAATGACCAAAGAAGATATGGTATATGAAGCTACTGTATTTGATGAAATCAAAATGGGCGAAACAGGAGGAGTCTATAAAATTAGATCCGAAGCTAATCGTCATGCTACAGAAGCTCTAAAAGAATATGAAATGCAACTTAAAGAAATGGAAGATGCTATGAATGAGTTTAGAGAAGCTAAAAAAGGTATTGACGACAAGAAAAAAGCAGCTAAAGAAAAAATCGAAAAACTTAGATAATAGTGAACCAACTTACTAAATATTTAATAGGAGAACTTCTTGAAGATAGGCAAGTTATAGGCTTGTTTGGAGGGGGGTTTAAACCACCTACTAAAGGACACTTTGGAGTTGTAGAACAAGCTTTAAAAGAATATCCCGAATTAGATAAACTTATAGTTTATGTTGGAGGTGGAATCCGAGATGGTATTACTCAAGAACAATCTTTAGTAGTTTGGGATCGATATAAAGATCTTTTAGGAAATAAAGTTGATATTCAACCTTCCCCTTCCCCTATAGGCGATATCATACGTTATGGTAGAGATAATCCCGATCAAATTGTATATTTCTTTTTAGGAGAAAGAGAAGGTAAAGAAAGTGATGCAGCTGATATAGCAAGTCGCACCAAAAATATTGAGATATATCCTAATATAAAAGTAAAAATAATTAAATCTCCTGCTGATGTACCTGATACACCTAAAGTACCTGAAGTATTTGATGAGCCTGGTACTGAGGTAAGCGGAACAACAGCTCGTGATACACTACTCAACCCAAAAAAAACTTTAGAGGATTTTAAACAATTTCTCCCTGATGGACTTACTGATGAAGAAAAACAGCAAATATACGACTTATTAAAAAAAGGAGCAGTAAAAGA